CCTCGACTCGCTCGTCTCCGATGAAGCTGGTGACCCCGGTGATCTGTTTCGGGAAAGAAAAATCGCCTCGGCCCTCGCCCTCGACTCGCTCGGTGAACTTGATCGGATCAAACAGATCAGACGCCAGGAGAATATTGCCGCGCGCGACCCAGAGACGTCCTCCAGAGAAGGTCATCCAGGTCCCGGTCGGGGTCTCGAGATTCGGGGCAGCCTCGACGAGATGCCTCGATTCCTCGCCGTCCCAGTATGCGGCCGGAGTCACGCCGTCCTGGATCATCAGCACGTTGTGCGATGGCACGATCTGCAGCGTCTGGTCGGGCGCGGTGGTGACGGTCTTCTCGGCGACCGCAAAATGGATCATGTCCACGTCGGCAGAAAACTGCAGATTCTTGAGTCGAAACTCTTCCCAGAATCTTGGCTGCTCGAGAGGAAACGGCGCAAAATAGATCTTGCCGTCGACGGCAAAGACGAGATGATCGTCGCGGCGTCCGTTTTTGGTGATTTGAAAGTGGGCCATTCCCTGGAGATTTCCCTCGGGCAGCGTGAGCCGCATGCGAAATCCGGGTCTCGTCTGGATCACGCCGCCGCGGTTCACGACGTTGACTCCGCGGCGATACTGATCCTGCCGAAGAAACCACGGATGCCGGACAGAGTTCATTCCCGACATCCATCCGGCGTCGACACTCACGAGCCGTCCCTGGGTTATCGCGGGAGATTGCATGGCCTAGTCCATCCAGTCGTCTGGCCTGGTCGTCACGTCGGCGTTGATCTGGAATGTCGGGGCGCGCGGTCCGTCGAGCGCCCGGTTTCTCTTGTTGAGGTATTCCACGGCGATCAGGCGATACTGCTCCGACTCGGCGATGAACTTCTTGAAGAGCAGCTCCTGTGACTGGACCATCATGAGGATCGCCATGCGAGAATCCAGATTGATGAAGTCTCTCTCGGTCAGCACATCGAAGGCACGACGGCGATACTTGAGGCGGACAGAGGTGGCCGACTTGCTGACTCTGATGCGGCGGTATGCCGGGACCGTCTCGGTGGGATGGATGTCTCCAAGAAGCGCGATGTTTCCAGTTCTCGACGTGTCCCAGGCATAGAGTCGGATGTATCCATCGGTGATCGGTTTTTCAATGGAAGAGACAGTCCTGACAGACACCGGGGCGCGGGAAACAACGACCCGCTGAGTCCCGGTTCCAGACGACAGAAAGGTGACGCGCCCGGCCGTCGAGGGAGCGGCATTTGCCTGCGCCTGTGACGGATACAGCTCGACCTGATCGTCGTCGATGGACCTGAAATAGTAGGTGGTCGATGGGAGAAGTGGCGACGGAAGCGCCGAACTCGTCACCGCCGTGAGGGCGGTTCCCGTGACAAACCCATGGTCTGGAATATCAAGCGACGTCGCGGCGGGGGAAGTCATCGAGCGAGAGATCAGCATCTCATGAGTTCCAGATCCCACGGTCGTTAGTGGAATCAGGACGTTTCCTGTCGTGTAGACCTCGATGGTGTCTCCTACCACGTTGGCCCGGTAGTCTGTCGCGGTTGCAAGGGGAGCGGGCAGTGTCCCGGTGGTCGTGAAGCGGACGATTGTGAGGTTCTCGAGAAACGCCGTGAAATCGACATCGAGGCTGTTGTCTCGGGGCGACACGGTCACTGATCTTGCCCTCGAGAGATACAGCGTCTCGGCGCCGGAAGTCGTGGCCGAGAACCGCCCCGTCACCGTGGGAGGAGCGGCATTTGCGTTGACTGCCGAGTCATAGATCTCGACAAGTGAGTTGCTGATCTTGCGGACATAGTAGAGAGTCGACTGGTCGACCTGCGACGGAGCAGTTCCCGGCAGAATTCCGGGCGTGTAGAATCGGACGGCATCGCCGGTCGAGAGGGCCGTGGCGTCCACCGACCACTGCGGAAGATAGCCCACCGAAAACGAACGCGAGATGACCACATAGAGCTGCCCGGTGCCGCCAGAACTGATTGCGACCGGGTTCGGGATCGTGTCGTTGAGCGAGAATGTCGTCGCGGTCAGCGGGGCCTCGCCGCGATAGACCGTCTCGGCCTTGATGGGATCTGGAAGTGTCCCGTTGGTCGTGAAGCGAACCAGGCTCCCGCCCTGCGACGTGAAGGTCACCGTCGGAACCGAGGTGTAGCCAGTTCCTCCGGTGATGACTCGGATCGAGACCACGGCACCGCCCGCGACAATGGCCTCGGCCGTCGCTCCTGTGCCTCCGCCTCCCGAGATGGTGACCTTTGGTGAGACGTTGTAGGCGCTCCCGCCGGTCCCGACCGAGATGGCCACGACCGTCTGACTAGAGAGCACGGCAGTGCCGGTCGCGCCCGAACCGCTGGGAGAACTGAGATTGTGCGGGCTCGCAGTCGTCACGGTGCTGCTCCCGCCGCCAGCGACGGTTGCCGCGATGAGCTTCACGAGAGAATTGGTCCCGACTCCGAGAGACGTCAGCGCGATCGGGCTGGCTCCCGTGGACGAGTCGGCCGACGTGGAGTGGAGCGACACGGTCGTCGCGCTCAGGGCCCTGACAAAATATGGCGTGCTGGCGATCAGGGGCTGCGGCAGCTCGCCTCCAGAATTCGAGGCCGTCACCTGGTCTCCCGTGACAAAGTTGTGTGGCAGAGTGAAGGTCAGCTGGGTCAGCGGATACATCGGCTTGAGAATGCGCGCCTCGACAGACGTTCCGGGCGTCGTGGCATTGACCGGATTTGTCGCATTCTCGCGGTCGCTGTCGTCGCCGTAGACGATGAAGCGGTCTGTGGCGACGGGAGACGCGGCATAGGTTCGAGAGGCCTCAAACGGCAGCGGAAGCGGTGATCCGGTGAAGGCCACGAGGTCTCCCTCCGAGATGAGGTTGGCTCCCGAGGTCACAAAACAGGTTCTGGCCCGGACGGCCCGGGTCTCTCGCAGCGTGATCGCGGCCGCGGGATCGACGGTCGAAAAAAGAATGGGTCTCTGGTTTGTCTGGGCATCGAGTCGCGTCGCATACAGCAGGACGCGGGTCGAGTCGACGGCTCGAATGAAATAAAATGCCCCGTTGATCAGGGGCTGAGGAATCGACCCGGAGGCGAGCTGCACCTGCATCTGGGCGGCCGTGGCGAGACCGTGGGCCGTCCCGGAGACCAGCAGACCAGTCGGCGTGGTCTCGAAGAGACGAAGAAACGGGACAGAGGTCGGGGCGGCCGTGGGAGCTCCCGCGACATTGACTGCGAAGGTCTCGGTCCCGTCGATCCAGTCGCCATTCTCGAGCTGCTGACGAAGTTCTCGGCCATTCGCATCGATTCCAAGGACTCGCACGACGACGCCGATGTCGGCCTCTGAGTCGCAGCGGGCGATCAGGGGACCGGGAGTCCCGATGTCCATGAAGGAGGGCACGGTCCCAGAGTCATCCCACGCCCACGGAACGACGTGGTCGTCTGTCAGGCCGTCGCCATTGAGATGGAAGCGGAAAAATTCGTCTCGCATGAAGGCCGGGATGCCATTGACGGCAACTGCCAGCGGAGTCTCCACCTCGCGAGGAAGCGTGACGGTCTGACCGTCAGAGAGGGTCATGATGTCGAGGGCCCCGATGTTCGCGGCCCAGTCGCCCTCGTCCTGGAGGGCTCGAACTGCCTCGGAGATGCGACGAAGGGCCTTCTGCCGGTCGCACCGGCCGAGGACCTCGATCACCTGGTCAATGATCTCTGAGACGAACATGCCAGATCATCCCATTGGCGGGATGCCGAGACGGCTGTTCGACATCGCCGAGAGCTCGGCCCCGAATCCAGAAAGATCGGCACCGGTGGCAAGAACCTCGTTCATTGTCTCGTCGGCCTTCACGGCCTTCTCGTCGGCCTTGAGTTTTGCCTCGGCGGCTCCGATCGCCTGGCTCAGCCCGGCCAGGAATCCCTTGGCAAGGTCAAACGTCGATCTCGGCAGCGTCAGCTGAATCTGTGGTTCTGGCTCCTCGGCCATCGTGTCGGTCATTCCATTCATGGTCATTTCTCCTCGTCCTCGGTTTCCTCTTCGGACTCGCGGAGACCCTTCTCGATCTCATCCTCGCCGTCCTCGGAGACCTCTCCAAATTCGATTCCCATGACCTCGAGATCAAGCGACGAGGTCTTTCCGTTCGGGCCCTCAGAGTCGGTCTTCGAGACGATCCTGAAGCGGATCGTGGCCTCGCCCTCGGTCCCGACATCGGGCGCGTCGTCGATTCCCTCTCTTCCAGAGATGTAGAGAGACGGATAGGTCATTTTTTCATCCGGCATCGCGGAGACCATCTCGATCACGGCGTCGGTTTCTGAGGATTTTCCAAGATTGATCATGATCGTGACTCGTTGTGCAAAGTTATCTCCACGGGGAACACTCTGACATCATCAATTGCCGCGTAGAACTCTGCGGAAGTGGAGCGCCGTCTTGCCTCCCCAGGCCTGGCGCGGAGAATACAGTCTGAAGCCGCACGCGATGAGGGAATTCGCGCTCGCGAGATTCGAGGGGACCACGTAGGTGACGAGTTCCTCGAGCCCGATCCGGCGGGCATGCGCGACACGGCGCCGAATGAGCCGCTTCTGCCGTCCCTGTCCTCGCCAGTCTCGCAGGACCCCGACTCTCGAGAGAAAGCCGAGGCCGGCGTTGTGTCTCGCGACACAGGGGCGCAGGGCCGCATAGGCGACGGGCGTCCGGTCCTGTTCCTCGATCCACCAGTAGCAGCCCTCGACGCGGACGCGCCAGTCGGCAGGAAAGCACAGCTGGTCGAGACGCAGAATGGTGTCCCGGATCCACTCCGGGCACGAGTCTGGCCTGGCGACGAGCCGGGTCATGGCTCACAGGA